AGACGAAGATCCACCGTTTGATGCTGATCCTCCGAAAGAAGAGAAGGTAACTGAGACTGCTACCGCAACAGCTGGTAAGTCTCCGCAAGAAATTTTGATGATGCTCAGAAATAGAAATAAATCTCAGTAAATTATTTTTACTATGAGATTTTATACCTATATTTATAGGGATCCATCACGTCAGCATGAGCCCATTTACGTCGGTAAAGGACATGCTCGACGTGCATGGCATCATTTAAAAAGAAAAGGTAGGCATCCGTTTGTGCAAAGACTTCGGTGTATGAGGAAAAATAATATCGATCCATCTATTGAGATTATAGATGCATTGGATGAATCACATGCATTTCTAATGGAAGAATGTCTTATACAAATAATTGGCAGAAAAGATCTCGGAAGAGGTCCATTATTGAACCTTACTGATGGTGGGGATGGAGTTAGTAATCCATCGGTTGATACCAGAATAAAAATAGGATCTGCTAATAAAGGCAGAAAACGATCTTTAGAAACTATTGAGAAAATTAGGATAAATGGAATTCGTCCATCATTTAAGGGAAGGCACCATACAGATGAGACTAAAGATAAGATATCTAATGCCAACACAGGAAAAGTACGAACACAAGAGTTTAAAGATAACCTATCTCGACTGCATACCAGAAAGGTTGCGTGGAATAAAGGTCTACCTGGAACAACTACCGGAAAGAAATTAAATACATATAAATGTTTACATTGTGATGTTTATACCACAGGTGGAAATCTTGTAAGGTGGCACAATGAAAACTGTAAATTAAAGGAATAAAGAAAATGGCTCGTCCGTTTGATATAAGCAAGTTCAGAAAATCTCTGACAAAAAGCATTACAGGTATTTCTACAGGCTTCAATGATCCGGACATCTGGGTCAGTACAGGTTCCTATGGTCTAAACTATCTTATCAGTGGAGACTTCTTTAAGGGAGTTCCGATGGGCAAGGTTACTGTGTTTGCTGGCGAATCTGGAGCAGGTAAATCTTATATTGTTTCGGGTAACATCGCAAAGGCAGCGCAAGACCAAGGCATTTTCGTTGTTATGATCGACACAGAAAACGCCCTCGACGAAAAATGGTTAATTCCGCTCGGTGTAGATACCAGTGAAGAAAAGATGTTGCGTATTAGCGCATCGATGATTGACGAAGTTGCCAAAATTGTTCACGATTTTATAACAGAGTACAAGGCAAATTATCTTGATCTACCAAGAGCAGAGCGTCCTAAGATTATGTTCATTATCGACTCTTTAGGTATGTTGCTTACACCGACTGAAATTAATCAATTCCAGGCCGGCGACATGAAGGGTGATATGGGTCGCAAGGCAAAACAGTTGAAGGCATTTGTTTCTAACTGTGTAAACATGTTCGGTGATTTGAACATTGGAATGGTTGTTACAAACCACACTTATGCGTCACAAGATATGTTTGACCCAGATGATAAGATTTCCGGTGGTTCTGGCTTCATGTTTGCTTCGAGTATTATCGTGGCTATGAAAAAGTATAAGCTAAAGGAAGACGAGGACGGCAATAAGGTATCTGATGTCAAGGGTATCCGTTCAACCTGTAAGGTTGTGAAAACACGTTATGCCAAGCCGTTCGAATCTATTAAGATTGATATTCCTTGGGAATCGGGTATGAACCCTATCTCTGGTTTATTTGATCTATTTGAAAAATCGGGCGTCTTAACAAAAGAAGGCAATCGTTATAAGTATGTATCAAAGCGTACTGGCGAGGAAATGAAGTATTTCCGTAAGGAATGGAATGACATTGACAAGATGAAAGTCATTATGGACGAGTTTAGTGCCGATGATTTCAAGATTGTAATTCGAGATTCCGACGAGGAAGGAATTGCCGTGAAGGTAGTTGAGGGAGATTAATATGGTAAACGAAAACCATGAATTGTTGTTAGAGTTGTGGGCTCGTATTAAATCCCACATTCCACCTAAGGAACGTCTAGAGGTGGCCGATATTTTTGTTGTTGTGTTTGATGAGTTCAATTTGGTAGATGAGAATTTACTAAACGAAGAACTAGATCGAGAAATGCGAGCCGCGGCTAGGAGTCACCTGTCCGATCCGGACGAAGAATTATTGGAGTATGATGATGACGATGGCTTCGGCTTCTGAGTTTGCCGAGCAATTACTCGAAACAATCAAGAGCAAGGATGCTCTGAAATCCATGACGCAAGTCCAGCAGTACAAAGAAAATATGAAAGATGCTACTGTGGGTGCCGACTACGTTACTTGGATTTCGGAGCCTGTAAATCTGACCAGGATACATCAGGCCCTGGCAGAAGACCTGGGGGTCCCTCCACGTGTTATGGCGATTAAACGAGTATTGATGTCACGGCCTCAAAGAGCATATCTGTTGGTACAAGCAATGGAATTAGGTATTAAGAAAGTTCATAAGTTGTGAATGAAGACGACACATTCTGGCATCTCAAGATAGGTCATCTCCTAAAAAGGAAAGATGAACTATTAAGGGCTGCCAAACAATTTAATTTGGAAATAGATTTTAGTAATCTCGGAACAGCATCGGCTATTAACAGTGAATTACTAGATATCCATACCCAATTGATTAAAATATATCAAGAAGAATTAGATAAAATCGATAAAGATATTGAAAGTCTGCAATGAGTTCATGGTATTACAGAGTAACACAAGATTATTCACAAATTCCGGCATTCATAGATTATTACGAACAAGAGCTTGAGCAAGCAAGGCTCGAGTTATCTTTAAAAGGTAAGAGTCTTGAAAAGCATGCTGCTGAGTTACCGGGTCTTGTTGAGCAAAGATATTCTCAACTTCAAGAAATTGAAGCAGTGCTCGAGTATATGAACATTCAGCTTCGCAAAGATAGATCGGTTGAATTTAAAAGATTTCTAGAAGCATATAATAAAACACTCAGTTCGCGGGATGCTGAAAAGTATGTCGATGGTGTTCAATCTATTGTTGATTCAACTGTACTGATAAATGAAGTGGCATTGCTTAGAAACAAATATCTAAGTATTAGCAAAGCCATGGAAGCAAAGAATTTCATGACCGGGCATATTATAAAATTAAGGGCCGCTGGACTCGATGATGCGAGCATATAAATGGAAAAAAGATTAATTAAAAAGGAGGCAATATGCCAAGAAATATTTATGAAGATTTACAACATGACCAGGATACTAAATCATCCACATTTGATACCACATTTGGTATAAATCCACCGTACTCTCCGGAACAAAAGGAGATTATAGATTTAAGAAAAAGAGTAGCAGAATTAGAAATGCAGATTAGAACTATAATACCGCATATTGGTGCCTTGGAAGCAAATCAGAAAAAATTTATGTCGGGATGGACAGACTATCCGGGTGATTTTGTTCCTCCAAAATCTAAGTAATGTTCTATATCTATGCCTATATAAGATCGAAAGATTCTGTCACAGCAAAGGCAGGAACTCCCTATTACATAGGCAAAGGTTCGGGCGGCCGTGCCTGGAGTAAACATTATGAGGTTAAGAAACCACCAGATAAATGGTGTATAATTATCCTAGAATCTAATTTATCCGAACTTGGTGCTTTCGCATTAGAACGAAGATATATTCGTTGGTGGGGTAGAAAAGATTTAGGTACTGGCATATTAATGAATACAACAGATGGTGGAGAAGGTGTTTCTGGATGGAAAGCATCAGATGAATGGAAGATAAAAAATTCTGAAAATAGAAGAGGTTCTAAAAACGGAATGTATGGAAAGAAAAGAACTGATGAAGAAAAGAAAGCAATCAGTGATAAGAAAAAAGGAATTCCATCATGGAATAGTGGTAAAAAATTAGATATCGTTCCCTGGAATAAAGGTATAAAAACTGGACCAACCGGTAAACCTGCGTGGAATAGTGGAAAGAAAACTGGTCCGAGAAGTGACGAGTTTAAAGAGAAAATGAGGCAAATCGCATTAGAATCATGGGCCAGACGACAAAATTAATTATACTCGATGAAGTAAACTGTAAATTTGAGGGGCTTGACATTATTACAAGAAGAAAACTTGTAGAAGAACTCGAATACATGCTTCCTTATGCTCGTCATACACCGGCATTCCGGCTAGGACGGTGGAATGGAAAAATATC